CACACGGTTATGATGCGGATGTATTTTGGAGATTTTGTTCGCCACATAATGGAAAACCGTATCAAGAACGGCATAGCTATCGGAGTCAATTCAACAGCTGAGTGGGATGATCTTGCAAAATTCCTGAGTTCCAGATCCAAGAAGGAACTCGAGAACATCATAGCTGGGGATTATTCAGGCTTTGATGGTTCCCTTATCAAGCAATTTCTTCTAGTCGTTTTGAACTTAGCCAACAGATGGTACAATGACGGCCCAATTAACAAGAAGATCCGCACTGTCCTTTTTGAAGAGATAGTCAATTCCCGTCACCTTTGTGGAGATCTTCTCTACGAGTGGTTCGGGAGCAATCCTTCTGGGTGCTTCCTTACTGCCGTTCTCAACAGCCTGGTTAATTTGGCAGCCATATATGTGGCGAGTACCATTTGCATCGTTGGGGAGGACGAGTTCATGGAGAGAGACTGGCTCCACTTCGATTGGGACACTTTTGGAAGGAAGCTTATGTACGACGTCACTGCTGTGACCTTTGGGGATGACAATGTGATAGCTGTTTCAGATGAGGTCAGGAATGTAATCGACCAGAACAAGTTAACCAAAGCGATGGCTGTGATAGGATTCAATTACACCCCCGAGTCGAAAGTTGAAGGAGATTTGGATAGGCCTTTGAGATCCATTTCAGAGATTAATTTCCTAAAAAGGACGTTTGAAAAGAATACTTCAGACGGAAGATATACGTGCCCTCTCTCGCTTGAGGTCATCTTAGAAATGCCTCAGTGGACAAAGAAATCGGACTGCGATGAGATAGTGAGATCAAACGTTGACGCGGCTTTAGGGGAGCTCTCCCTACACAAAAAGAGCATTTTTGACAAGTATGCACCTTTGATACTTGCTCAATCACAGCACATTTTGGAATATGTTCCTGTGAGCACGAGCTATTGGCCCCTTCAGGCCAAGAGGATCGCGGCTGTTGGCTATGCCACCGGCTTGTGATGCTCTTTGCTCCTCCCTCCTAGGACTCGCCAACCTAGGAGTATTATGTGTGATTTGAATAGTTATTGTATAAAATCTTCGGTCTTCGCTTAAAGCGATTAAAACAATTAACTACTTTCATACTAGGCGAACGCTAAGGTATTTACCTTACTGCCAGGAGTGTGTTGCACGCCAGAAACTCCAGGACAACCGAATAGCTATCACACCTGGGTCAGTGTGAATGGCGAAAGTCGACCCGCAAACAACAATAACGAAGACGTTGCCATCGTCTCAAAAATGGCCACGACCACCAATGTTCATGGTGGGGATGACGTGACTGCCACAGTGTCACATTCTTCCGATCTTACGGGGGCTTCTAGCTCCTCAGCTGATCAAACTGTTCACTCCTTTTTGGAGAGACCAGTGGTTATCAACAGTTTTTCTTGGACCACTGCCCAATCAAGGGGATCCTCTATTTTTGAGGTCAACTTAGACACTGCCTTTGCCAGCGTAGGGGCTGTGTGGTGGAACAAGTTGCAAGGTTTTGGATTGATGAGAGCCACTATGGTCCTTACATTCCAACTTAATGCTTCCAAGATGAACAGCGGGGCTCTTTTAGGGTATTTTATGCCTGGGAAGTCAGCTTCTCCCGAGCTTTATCAATATAGAACCTCCCTCACTAGTTTGACCCAATTGCCTTCTGCGGTCATAGATGCTCAGCAGCACGAGATGACTTTTGACCTACCGTTCATCTCACCCCTCTCAAGGTATGATTTAGTCCAGAAGGGTTCCGTTAGCCCATGGGGTTCCTTTGGTGTATCTGTTTATTCTCCTTTGAAAAACGGTTCCACAGGAACAAATACCGCCGACTGCATTGTTTGGATGAGTTTCAAGGATGTCGAGCTTTCGATGCCCATAGTTGCTCAGGCAGGAAGAGGACGGTTCAAGGCCAAGCCCCATCCTTCTGAACAAGAGTTGGGTCCCATTTCCAAGACGCTAAAAGCGGCAAGTGTGATGGCATCCACTCTCGCTACGATTCCCACTTTGGCAACCATAGCCGGGCCTGTTTCTTGGTTTACCAACATAGCTTCTGGAGTGGCTTCCGCCTTCGGATGGTCTAAACCACAAGACGACACCACCGGTGAGCGCGTGATTATTACAACTCACGCTGGTTCCAACAATGTTAATGGGGTTGACCATTCCCACCAGTTGGGCTTAGCTTCAGACAACAAGGTTAGGGTCATTCCAGATCTAGGTAACGGCGAGCAAGATGAGTTGAGTTTGTCCTTTATTAAGTCCCAATGGGCTTACATAAGAGCTTTTTCTTGGCCCACTACTGCTAATTTGGGCACTCAATTGTTCTCCCTCTGGTTAATTCCCAGGGACTTTGGAGCAGTTCAATCTGGTGTGGCACCCACACCGGGCAACCCTATTTTTCCCAGAGCTTACTCTCCTGTCGCTTTTCTGGCTACCTTGTTCCAGTACTATCGCGGCGGCTTTTGTCTCAAGTTTAGGATACCCAAAACTGAGCTCCACTCGGGGCGTCTTATGATCGCCTTCAAGCCGGGGACAGACGATGTCAATCTTGACATATCCCAGACCACAGGCTTAGCGAGACACATTGTTGACATCCAGGCTGGGTCTGAGATATGCCTAGAGTTTCCTTACCTCTTGGAGGAAGAGATGATTCAGACAGGTCAGGCCATTGGGAAACTCTTCGTTTTTGTGGTGAATCCTCTTAGGTGCCCTGCCACTGTTTCGCAAGATGTTGACGTCCTTGTTGAGGTAAAGGGTTTGCCAGAGCTTGAGTTTCATGTTCCCCGGCGCCACTCTTTGGTCCCTATCGTTCCCCAGTCTGGGTTAGAGGGTGGCATCAAAACCATCGTCGAATCACCAGTAGGCGATTTGGGTGCTCAGGGGCCCTCGTCTGTCTCGCAATACACGGTGGGCGAGCAAATAATGTCTCTCCTTCAGCTTTTGAAGAGATATTACAAGATCTCAGGAAGGTACGAAGGTTCGTGGAACGGTATGGACGTCACGAGGACCAAGTCTCTTAATCCTTTTGCCACCAATGCCGTTAAATTGGCTGAAGGGAGCCTTGCAGCACCTGCTATTGGTTTGGACCTCTTATCACTCTTCTCCTCTTGCTATTTGTTTAGCAGGGGGGGAGTTCGACTTAGGTTCATCACCACTGGCGCACGGGCTGTTTACGCTTATTGGCTGGACTCTCCCACCTACAATGCCACGTATGAGTCTTCTGACGATGCAGTATCTTTGTGGGATCAGAGTGGAGCCAATGACAGGGCTAAACTGGGCAGAGTGGGCTATATGTCACCTTGTATTGTTGATTCGGCTTATGGAGGTTTTTCCATGCAAATTCCGGCTTATTGCCCCGCGAGAGCCAGATACAACAAAATACCCAATTCGCGGGGTGCCTTGACTCAATTTGATTCGAATGTCATGGCTTCATGGTCAGCAGTGCCTGATGGGACAACTCAAACATCAGCATCCAGACCTATGCACATTCTCCGAGCTTGTGCAGACGACTTTCAAATGTCGTTCTGGCTCGGAGTGCCTCACCTCATTATATATGAGGTTTGATTCTCACCGCCCGTGGTGAGCTAAGGTAGCAGCAGTGAGTTAGCTACAATCTTTATCGATGCGATTATTCGCACCAACGTTTTCTCTCTCGGGGGAGGGCGGTACTTATGTATAGCATCGATAGGTGCGGCACATAATCACCGCTCTTTCTTGCAAAGGAGAGTGGATAGGTGCCGTGGCCGAAAACCCAC